CGCTTATTCTAAGCTACTTTTAACATGTCGTAACTTTTCATTACGAAACGTGTCGCACCAATAAAATTATCTTCATCCTCTTCATCTATTCTTAGGTATTCCTTAGCTCTAGCTTTATCAACCATATGAGCCTCCTATTTTTCATTTTCCTCATCTTTATTCTCAACACTTTCTTTAAAACTCATTGATGCTACTCCTGATATTGGTATTTCCCCATACACAACTGCTGATGAATCAAATTTCTTAACATCCAATCTCATAATAGCTCTCATATCAATTCTATTTTTCTTGAAAGCATCTCCACCAACATCAGTAGATTTTAATTCAATAGTTTCTCTATCAAATAACACAATTGCATCTGTTAATGATCCAATTATTAAAGGAGCCTTTTTATCAGTTGTTCCTACTGAAGCTAAAATTCTATTTGATAGCACAATAATTTCTCTTCCATTTAATAATTTTTTAGTTGGAGCTTTCGGGTCCTTTTCTAATAAATAATTCCCTTGAGAATCTTTAAGTTTATTTAGATAGTTAAAACCATCTTGGTTAGTTACTACTTTAGCTATTGCTGAAATAGATGGGTCTAATTTTACATCCATAACATCTTTAACATCATCAATTGTTGAAATTAAAATTTTACTTAATGTATTTAAAACTGAAATTATTAAAGTGTTTTCTGTTGCTACAGCCTTTTTAGCTAACCATCTATTTAAATACCCTCTTAAATTTGCTGTTTGGTCTTGTAATAAAGTTCTTGGAATTGGTAAAATACCTCCATAGTTTTCTATTTTATATGTTACTGGTACAAATTTAGGTGCTGTAGTTTCTTTAATTCCATCCTCATCTGTTTCAGTAAACTTTTCAAGCGGTGTATGTTCTGCATCTTTTTCTAATACTCTCGATCCAGTTAAAGTTCTAACAGATTCAACTGTTACTAAATTTCTTAAAGGAGTAAATGTTCTTTTTAGTTCATTAATCTCAGTTTGCTGGTCTACTGGAATTAAACATCCTCCATCTTCACCTATTCCAGAACTTAAATTTCTAGCTTCCAGAATCTCTCTATCTTCATTTGAAGCTCTTCCTCTTAGAGAATTATAGAACGCTTCACCATATCTTGCTTCAGGTTCTACATCTTCACCATCTAAATTTCCTCTTGGTAGCTGTTGACCACTTCTATTTTCAGGTTCTGTTTGTGGATTATCCAATTCTTTTTGTAAATTAATCTTAGCTTGAAGCTCTGATATCTTATTTGTAACTTCTTTTATTTCTGCTTCTGTCACTCCAACCTTCTCTATAATATTCTTTGCTTCAGCTTTTAAGTTAAACATCTCTTGTTGCATTTGTTGTAATTTTGTCATTACGACCTCCTATAAGTTTATTAATAAATTTAATTTTGCTTTTGCTAACTCTATTTCGGAACTTCCGAAATCCTTTTGAATATCTGTTTCCTTTTCATCTTTAGCTTTTATATTATTCATTAAAAGATTTTGAGGAATTTTATAGTTCTTACACAACTCTCCATCTAAAAAAGCTGCTATATCAACAGCTTCTGTTGAAGTAACATTAAAATAATCTTGAGCTGTAAAACCATCAAACCAAGTCTCTGCTTTCATAAGTTCTAAGAACTCATCAAATGTTTTTCCATCTTTAGCTTTTGTCATATATGCATTCGCTATTGTGGTATCAAACCTCTCGTACAAATCCGCTTGTTCTCTTAAATCGTCAGCATTACCTATTGCTAATCCCCAAGCTTTATGAATCATTAAATAGGCATTTTCAGGAACTATAATCTCATCTCCTGCCATTGCTATTACTGAAGCTATTGATGCAGCATACCCTTCTACAAAAACTCTTTTATGCCCTTTATGTCTTGCTAACATATTGTATATAGCAATTCCAGCAAAGACACTTCCACCAGGAGAATTGATATAAATATCTAAAGCATCACCTTCTCCAATTTCACTCAATAGATTATTTACATCGGATGGTATAACATCACTATTTGACCACCTACTTGATGCAATCTCTCCAAAAATAATTAATTCCGCTACATTTTCAGCTTTATTTTTAACTTCCAACTTTCCTTTGTCTAAATTCAATACTGGCATTTATTCACCCCCTCCTTTATTGTTATATTGACTTCCTATATTATTTAAATTTATTGTAGAGCCATTTCCTAACAAAGTATCTCCGCCATCTATATATGGAAGATTTAAGTCTTCTCTTACTTCATTTGGTGTCATAGCAAAATTAGTTAGATATTTACTATAAACTTCCGCTTGGGTTTTATTGTCCATTTTAAATAAAATTTTCTCATTAATTTCTAATCTAAATCCTTTTTTTAGATCGCTCTCAGTCAAAATCTTATAACTTATCTCTTGTTCATACGCTTTAAATAATGGTTGCAAGCTATTTACATAGAAATCAACTTGCTGAGTTTCTGAATTTGAATAGCTAGACTTTGTGTAATCATTAATTATATTTGGCTTTATTCCAAATGCTGCTGCTAACTGTAATGCTGAAACTCTATTGTTTTCAAAAAACTGTGCATCTGCTAGTTTCATGTCTAATAGTTGTGCTTGGAATCCTGCTGGTACAGGAATAAACTTTCCTGATCCTTGTGTTGCTGAATACCTTTCAAGCTTTGCTGCAATTTTTTGCTCATTACTTTTATTCAACTCTCCTGGATAATGAACTAAAACTTTAGAGCCAAACATATTACTTTTATAAAGCTTATTTAAAAATCCAACCGAATTTTTCCCACTACTTATTTGAGTTTTTAAAATATCTCTTGTTGCAACTCCTGAAAGTCCATCAAAACTTACATGAGTTTTCAAATGGATAATCTCATTCATTTCAAAGCTATATCTTTTTCCTGTTCGGCTATCTGTCCAAATATACCAAATACTATTTAGCCTTCCAAAAACACCTTTATTATCTATCCAAATCTTAACTTGAGCACTTGGAAGCAACCAAAGATGCTTTGGAAATCCATTTCTATCAGCTTCTATATAGATATAAGCATTACCATGATGGAGTTTATTAATTTCTACAGTTCCCCAAAATGTAGCAGCAGTCATATATGGATTAGGTCTTAAATTTAAAAGTCTATCAATATTAGAATCCAGAACTTTTTCTTTACCTTTTTTTATTGTTAAAGCTCTAAGTTCCCACGGCATTTTAGACATTGTTTCTGATAAATGTTTTAAACATATATAATAAATAGTTTCCGACAAATCACTGCTCCTATCAATGCTTTCAACATCTATTCCATAGCTATGAAAAAAATCTCCTACCTCTTCTAAAGATAGCCCTTCTTCTTTTTCATTTGATTTCTCTGACTTTACTATATTTTTTATTTTGTCTATTATTTTCATTACTCACCTCCACCATATAACTTCTCTAGAATTTCATCAGAAACTAATTCATTAACATCAAATTCAAACTCATGATACATTGCCAATTTATATCCACATAAAAGAGCATCAATTGGGTCAATCCTTCTAATCGAAGCATCCTTATCTATTTTTATAAGTCCATTATTTTGCCTTATAACCGTATTTCCCATTGCATAGTTTAAAAGTGGGTTTGGTAAATAGTAAACATTCTCTGAATAAACCTGTTCTCTAAAACCTGCTGTACTTTCATTTAAAGATTTATGCGATTGATAAACCTCTGTTACTTCATATCCTTGAATATCCAAATCCATCATTAGTTTTGAAGCATTAGCTGGGTCAAAACAAAGATGTCTTATCTCCCAATTGTTTTCTTCACAAATTTTTAATACATAATCCATTACATAGCTTTGGTCAACTATTGGAGTATTTGTTACACTTAAAAATCCCCTCTCCTCCCAGCTATCATAAGGAACTTTATCTATCAATTTTCTTTCCATTAACTTTTCTCTATTTGGAATAAAAGAATGACTAAATATTATATACTTTGCAATCCCTTCAACCATTATAGGTATTACGAAGGCTACACTTGTTAAGTCAATTTTTGCTGACATATCAAATCCCACATATACAGGTCTATTAGTTATATCAAACGGAAGAGTTCTTACTTCGCATCTTTTCCACTTCTCCATATCCATATAACCTAAATCTTTAGCTTGAACCCAAATATTACAAATTTTAGTTTTAAATGAAATCATCTTTTCAGGAACACTTTTAGCTACTTCATAATCTGATGCTATTTTCTGTATACCTTCTTTATAGGTCGCTCTAAGTGGATTGGCTTTTTGCCATGTTTTTAAATCTCCTATATCATCATCTTTATCAGCTTCACAAATATCTACAAAATACTCATTGTTCTCTATGTCTATATTTGGATTTAGTAGCTCAGAGCAATATTTGTATTCTTCTGTATAACAAGGAACATTTAAATCTATTCCTGCTGTTGTTATTATCAATAATAAAGACTCTTTAGAGTTACTTCCTAATGCTAGGTCATAAAACTCTGTTGTTGTATGTTGATGATACTCATCAAGAACAAGTGCTGCTGGATTGGTTCCATCTCCTGTTTTTCCATCTTGTTTTGATAATGGTTTTAAAAATGAGGTCGTTTTTATATGAACTATTTTATCCCTTGTTAACTTAAACTTTGGTGCTAAAGAACTTCCTGTAAGCATATTTTGACATTCAGAAAATAAGAGTTTCGATTGCTCTCTTTTAGTTCCTGCACAAAATGTTTCTGCTATCTCTCCATTTCTTGTTGCCACTACAGATATTTCATAGAGCATACATCCCGCTTGCATCTGAGTTTTAGCATTCTTTCTTCCAACCTCTATAAAAGCTTTTTTATATCTCCTATATCCATCTTCTCTTTTCCAAGCATATATTTGACAAACTATAAACTTTTGCCAATCAGTTAATACTATTGGAGTTCCTGCTAAAACCCCTTTTGAATGTCTAAGGTATGTAAACCACTTAACTATCCTTACAGCTTCCTCTTCATCCCAATAAAACTTTTTCTCTTCAACATCTTTTAAAAATCTTTTACAAGCCCATATGTGTTTTTCACCACTTGGTATTATTCCTTCAATACATTCGTTGGAGTACCTTATCAGCTCCTCTTTAATACTCATTAAACATCTCCAAACTCATCACCTAATGTTTTATCTATTCTAGCTACTATTCCAGAACCAGCTTTTAATCTTGATTCCATTGTTAATCCTAATAAAGAACCATATTTTTTCATCTCATCTGAATATTTAAGTTCTAAGCTTACAAGTGGATTTACATCTTCTACAATCATCACATCAGTCTTTAGATTAGTTACAATTGAAACATATCTAGCAAAGGCATTGCAGTAACCTCCTAAGCTGTTATAATCTAAATTACTAATCATAGATTTTTTATTAAATTGCTCTACAAGTCTAATCCATTCATTAATTGCAATTTGATTTACTAGCCAATCTGGAGGATGTTCCAGTTGCTCATTTCCAACAAATACAGATTCTTGTTCTAGCTGTTTTCTTTTTATCTCTTCCTGAGTTAAATGTTTTGTTTGTGCTTCAAGTGACTTTCTAATTTTTGACACCTCCAGTTTTTATTTTCTTAATTTTTTCTCAAAGGGAATTTTGCGAAAAGAAAGGAGAGGATGCGGTATCGGCTCGCTTCTCAAAAACTTTTTCATATACCCCCGCCTCCATACTCAACTTCCCATATTTTTATAAACTCTTTTATCTCTTTAATTGTTTCAACTTGATCTGTTTCATATAACTTATGTATCTCTCTATGAGCTTCATCACTTAAATAAACAAGATTTGTAAGCACTAACCCTTTTGATTTATCCTCTGATAATGGAACTATGTGATGAACTAAACTTCCTTTTCTAACTCTTTTATGTTTATATAAGCTCCAAAGACACAATTCGCTAAATTTATTCCTACAGCTTTCTCTTAATCTCTTCCATTCTTTACTGTTATAAAAGTCTTGATTCTCTCTTTGACATCTATCATATATCCTATTTGATTCAGCTCTTATCTTCTTAGTACAACCATTTGGACACTCTTTTAAACTATATGAATATACCTTTTTACATCTAGGACATATCCTATTCATCTATAACAACTCCATAAGCTTTCGCTTTTCTCTCTTTTGTTTTTAACTCTATCTTTTTTAATTTTAAATCTATTGACTCAGAGTCTAGCTTTATCTCTCTTTCTTTTTCATCAGCTAATATCTCATCTTTATAGGCTTGATATCTTGCTAACTTAATCTTATAATCAAGCTCTTCCTCTGGATTCATTATTGAATACAACTCTTTAGCAAATTGATAACCATCTCTATGAGTTGCTATTCTAGTTCTTAGAGCATCTTCTCTGCCTTTATTTGTTGGTCTTTCCTTTTTTCTCTCTAACTCAATTAGATAAGCTAAAGTTGATTTATGAAGATTCTTATAATGACCTTTTATCTCCTCTTTCTCTTCTAAATGCTGCTCTATATCATTTTGTACCTCTTGTAAGTAAAGTAATGTTGAATTAATTCCCTTCTGCCATTTCTCTTTACTGGACAAGTTTCTCAATGTGCCATAAGACAATCTAAACTCATAAGCTAACTCTTTTAAATCTTCTCCTGCTTCAAATCTTTTTCTTATCTCTTTCTTAATTGCATTAGAAACTTTATTTATCACTATGACACACCTCCTATTCAAAGAATAAATTAAGTAATAAAAATGTCATTTATAACGGCTATTAGTTAATAAGGAAAAATCGCTCTGATTTCTCTAAGTAATATCATTTATAACCTATCTATTTATAAAGTGTTTCAGCCTATTTTTAAGCCTCGAAAGTTTAACCACTATTTGAAATTAGTGGTTAAAAATAAATTCCATCAAATAATTTAATTTTTCTAAATTATTACGATTGGAATAGTTCTTCAATATTGTTTTTGTCTCTCTAGTTTTATGTGCTTTGTCATGTTTATCAACAAGCTCTATTAAAAGAGTATAATCAAATATCCAGCATGATTCTTCTAAATATCTATAAACTCCTCTTTTCTCTTTTTTACCCAATTCTTTTCCAAATCTATTAGCTTTTTTAAAAGCTAGGAACTCTTTTTCTAAATTAGTCTTTATAACATTTTCTAAATGTCTTATTCCCTCTTCTAAGAGCTTCCTCTTAGTATTCTCTATAAAGATTCCATCTATAAGCTCAAAGCTGTTTAAAATAGAATTTAGACTATTATCCTTTTCATTTTTATTTGCATAATATGAAAAAGTTCTATTTAGAAACTTCCACTCTAATCTTGTTATATCTAATTCTAAATCTAGTTTTTTAGATTCTTCTGTTTTGTCATAAACAGTAACCAAAGTAGAACCGTAATTTCCTAGAAGAGTTTCATCTTGAAACATCAATCTATAGCTTTTATTTCTAGTGCATCTACTTATCTTTTTAAAGTGTGGCACTGATATGAATAATAGTTTAAAAGCTTCTTCAACTTCTAAAAAAGATTTATTAAAATTCAAATTTATCTCAACATCTTTAATTTTCGCTTCAGCTAAATTTATCTCTATGCCTTTCTCAGAAAGTTCTTTAATTAGTATTAAAAGAGCTGATTTCAGCTCTATCTCCCTTGAGTTATAAATATTATGGCCATTTAAAATTTTATTTGGATTAAATCTCAAGTTTTTAAAATGTGTTTCCTTCCCACTGCTATATAACCTTGTAGTACTATCTAAAGTGTAACTTGGCTCATCTAAACAAAATTTTTCTTGGTAATACTCCTCTGTTACTTGTTCTGTTATATAAAGATTGCTGTTATAACTAATTTCAAAGTTATATAGTGTTAACCAATCTATACCTATTCTAAATATCTTACTGGCATCTAAATTCACATTTATATACCTCCATTCTGCCAACCCCTTTCCCGAACCTTCCTGTAGTTTACACATTGGTTCATCCATATTTTGTTACTAACTAAAATGCACCAACTACTTGATACACTTTAATCAGCAACCTATTTTTTATAGGTTACTAATAATCTCAGAATAAGAAATCTCTTTCCCATCTCTTATTAAAATCACGTCTTCTTTTCCTAAGTTTATATATCTTTTTACGATTACATCTACATATCTTGGGTCTAACTCCAATGATCTATTTTTTCTTTCTAACTGATCACAAGCCATCATAGTTGACCCTGAACCTCCAAATAAATCTAAAACTACATCTCCTCTTTTAGAACTATTCATAATTGCTCTTCCAGGAATTTCTACTGGTTTAGTTGTAGGATGAAGCTCTGATTTTTTAGGTCTTGGAATATCCCAAACATCACATTGTTTTCTATCTTCCAACGGATGAAGTCTTGGTGCTCCTTCTAACCATCCATACCAGATAGGTTCATATTTTGTATGATAATCTTTCCTTGAAAGAACTAAGGAATCTTTATTCCAAATAATTGTTGATGACCAATGATAATTATTCTGAGCTAAAGTTAACATCATGTTCCCCCACTCTTGTGCTGACATAACAACATAAGTTGGACAACCTTTCTTTGAGAACTCAGCCATTCTTGAAAATACATCAAACATAAATTTCTTAAAGTCCTCTGTAGGCATAAAATCATTTAGTATTGTTCTTTGCTTATATCCTTGAGGATTATCCTCTTTTACTCCTCCATAATTTACATTCCAAGGTGGGTCTGTAAATACTAAATCAGCTTTATCTGTTAGCATTACCTTTGTTACATCTTCAACTTTTGTACTATCTCCACAAAGTAATCTATGACTTCCTAACATATATAAATCTCCAAGTTTACTGTATGGTTCTTTTTCTAAATCTACTTCTGGTGGTTCATCTTCTTTAAACTCATCAATTTCAACTTCTAAACTTCCAATATTTAAATCTTTTAGTTCTTCTATTTCAAAACCAGTTAAAGATAAATCTTTTTCATTAATTTCTATCTCTTTTAACTCCAGCTTTAACTTTTCTAAATTAAAGCCAGTATTCATAGTTAATTTATTGTGAGCTATTATATATTGTTTTTTCTGTACCTCACTTAAGTGATCTAATCTTATTACCTCTACTTCTTCAACTCCTAATTGCTGGAGTGCAATATATCTTCCATGACCTTCTATAATCACATTGTTTTCATCTACTGCTATTGGGTCATTAAAACCAAATTCTTTTATACTCCCTTTTATTTGGTCTATCTGTTCTTGAGGATGCTCTTTAGCATTATTTATATATGGTGTTATTTCACTTAGTTTTAATTTTTCTATTTTCATATGACCTCTCAAAGCTCATTTTTATCTACATACTCTAATATCTCAATTATTGCATTTGAAACTTTTTCAATAGATTTCTCTAGATAATCTTTATTCTTAATATTATCTAAAAAGAATGGTTCTATTAGTATTGCTACTGGTTTAGTTTTATTAAGAATTGAACCTCCTCTATTTTCTGGTTTAGTTGGTTTTATTCCTCTATCTGGTAGTCCTAAATGCTTAGTTAAAATGTCTTGAGCTACTGAAGCTAATTTTCTTCCTTTTGATGATGTATGAGCATATAGAACCTCTGTTCCTTGTGCTTTTTTATCATAAGCATTAAAGTGGCTGTTTATGGTAATATAAAAAGACAGCAGAAATGCAACTTAAAAAAGCAACACTTAAC